CCGGCGAGTTTAGAGCTCTACACGCAGGCTAACGGGCGACTACACCGTCAGGGGCAAACCAAGCCCGTGATAATAAATCACCTCGTGACCCGCGGAACGAGTGACGAGGTGGTGTTGGCTAGACTACGCGAAAAGCACGTAGACCAGCGGGAACTTATTGAGGCAATGCTTCGACAGTGATGCGGTACTTGGTGCCGTTTGTGTCAAAGACTTCAAGCGTCTTGGTTGAACTAACCCACGCGCCCGTGGTGTCCAAATCAAGTTTAATGTGGCCAACGTGTTCAAGCAGATCGTCACGATCGGCCACAAGCGCTTGTTGGATAAGGTGGGCAATGTAGTCGCAGTAGATCATGGCAATTTCCTTTGAAGCAAGGCACGCGCTTGAATTGCGGCAGGTGAATTGGGGTCAGCTTCGTCAAGCAAGTGAAGCAGGGCGACTAACAGGTCGGCGGTGTATTGTTCCATTTAAAGGCTCCCGAGGTCTTCTAAGGCGGATTCTAAGCTACTGACAGCGTTTTCTAGGCTACTGATATTCTCAGACATAGTCTCACCGCGTTCGCTGTTCTGAAGGTTTTCTGGCATGTTATCGAAGGCTTCTTGTTCGGCCTCGAGGGTTTCCTGCAACCGGCTGAGCACGTCCTCAACGGCGAAGATTTGTTGGCTGATGGTCTTGCGGCGATCGTTGTTCATAAAAATCCTAAAGCCCCCGAAGGGGCGGTTAAGTTTATTTGCGGGCTTTCACTGAAACGCGAAAGGATGCTGACTGTTTGGTGAATTGCGCGTAAAGCGCATCGCCGTATTTAGCGATGAATTTTTCTTTGTCAAACAGCGTTGAGTTGTACTCGCTGTAAGTTGCGCGAAACAACGCACCGTCAACAAAGTTTACGCCGTCGTCGTCGGTCTCAAGAAAGCCGTCAGCGCCAGCTTCTTTGATTTGTTTTTTAATGGCGTCGGCCTGCTTAGTGAGGTCGGCGATTTGAGCGAGGAGCAGACCGAGCTGGTCAACGGCTGAGGGGGTGAAGTTCATTTGTATTACTCCGTGTTAATCGTGTTTAGGAGATTGCAGTATAAATCTAATATGTTTACATTGTCAACTTCTTGAGCAAAATAATTTCTTCTTTTAACGATTCGATCTCACACTGTTGAGAACGTAACGTATCTGCAACAATTTTCGAGAGGTGGGAATCAAGGGTAACGGCGAGTCGGTCAAAGAGCTCGGCCAGTTTGATTGCGTCCATGATGGCTCCAAGTGGCCCCCGAAGGGGCCGGTGGGTTTAGGCGGCAAGTTTTGCGTACTCGTCAGCAAGTGTCCAAAGCGCGGCGTTAAGTTTGACATTTTCAGTCACGCCCGATACCGCGCGGGTGGACATACGGCGCCCGTTGGAGGTGCGGCCACCTAAACCACCTTTGAGCATGTTTTCCTGCACGCGATTAAAGGTTGTCCAAAGGTCATCGCGGTTATCCTCCCAGCGACGCAGTGCGAGCAGTTTGGAAGACTGAACGGGAGCCTCGTCCCCATATCGGAGCTGCAACGCTGCTGCTGCGAAGATCTCTTGGTGCGGGCGGTCCATTGGCACGGCCTTATAGGCCTCGATGCGGCTACCCACGGTTTGCAAGTCGTCGACCACGCGGTAGGATGCTTCGATGACGTCATCAACCACGCGCCCGGTGTGACGCACCCGGCAGTTGGCGGCCACGTCACCCGCGATGATGCCGTTTGAGCAAACCATGCGAAAGAAGCCCGACATCAGTTGAAAGGAGCTCGAGCCATCGTGCGAATTGAGCAAGATGATCTCGCCGTGACCTTCGTCGGTTTTCAGGGCGGTGGGGTGGCGCAAGCGCAGCATGTGCTTGGTGAATTCACGCTTACCCTTGTCACGGGTGCGCGTCTGACGAACCTCGAAGGGCTCAAAGCCCTCGTCGCGCAATGCATTGAGCACGTCGATCGTAGGGATGAAAGCGTACTTATCGCCACGGCTGTCGTGAGCTTGGTGGGCAAAGACCGAGGGTGCGTAATAATTGATCTGACCATCGTTTAAGGCGATGTTAGAACGGTACTGCGTGGGGGCGGACATTCTGATGCTCATGGTGTGACTCCGGGATTAGGCGTTAAGGATGGCGAGGGCTTCTGCCTCATTTGAGGCGGAATACTGACTGCAGACAGGGTGAGAGGTGCCGTCGGTGTAGACGACGATCCAAGCGCCCGGAACAGTGGCGCGAATGCGTGGGTTGTAAAACTCTTTTTGCAGGTAGATTTCTTCGATGTTCATGGTGTTCTCCGTGTGTTGTGTGGTACTGAGATTCCATTATCGTCTGTTAATGTTTACATTGTCAACAATTAAATACTATCGGAAACCCTAATACAACAAAATAATTTTGCGGTAAAATCGGCACAAACTTTGGAGAAAAAAGTTATGGGACGCCCGAAAGGATCTGGTATGAAGTCGCCCGCTCTGATGGATGAAATTGTTGACCGCATTTCATCTGGTGAGACATTGTGGGCTATTTGCCGCGATACGCATATGCCTTCGTGGCGTACTGTTTACGATTGGACTTACGCCGATGAGGAGTTTGCCTCAAGGATCGCGCGCGCGAGAATACTCGGAACTGACGCAATTGCACAGGGTTTGAGGGATCAACTCTACGCTGCGCCTGAGCGAATCGGGGAAGACGGCCGCATCGACCCGGGTTACGTGCAGCTCATGCGCGTTCGCACCGACAGCATGTTAAAGCTTTTGGCCAAGTGGAATCCTAAGGGTTACGGCGACAAGATGACGTTAGCTGGCGATGTAGAAAACCCACTGACCATCACGGTCGAATCAACTAAGCTCGTCGATCTGGCCAACACGCTGCTCGAACAAAAACAAGATGCCGAGTAACATCGCGCAAACGCTGCTTGACCCGGCGTTCCAAAAAGAATACGCGAAATACCCAGCGGACCATCGCGCGGCCTTTGAGGCACGCATCGTATGGCTCTCTAAAGCACACAAGCACCAGATCTTGCCTAAAGGCAGCTGGTATGGAATATGGATGTTACTTGCCGGCCGCGGCGCCGGTAAGACACGCACGGCTGCCGAAGAGATCTGGTGGCGCGCATGGTCTCAACCCAAGACGCGCTGGCTCGTCTCCGCCCCCACGAGCTCGGACTGTCGCTCGACTTGTTTTGAGGGTGACTCAGGTATTCTTAATGTTATGCCGCCAGCGCTTCTCACCGACTACAACAAATCGCTGGGCGAAATCTGGCTTACCAACGGTTCTCTCATTAAAGCTATCCCGGCCTCTGAGCCTTCACGTTTTCGCGGCCCACAATTTCATGGCGCTTGGCTAGACGAGCTCGCCGCGTGGGATTACCTCGATGAGGCTTGGGAGCAAATACAATTCAACGTGCGGTTAGGACAACGCACACTTATAATCGCAACGACCACGCCGCGGCCTAAAGACCTAATCATCTCGCTAGTCGATCGCGACGGCGAGGACGTGTGCGTCACTACGGCCAGCACGTATAGCAACCTAGCAAACCTCTCGCCATCGTTTCAGAAACAGATCCTGCAGTTCGAGGGTACCGGGCTTGGGCGTCAAGAAATCCACGCCGAGATCCTCGACCCCGAAGAGGGCGGCATCGTCAAGCGCAGCTGGTTTAAGCTCTGGCCAGCAGACCGTACGTTACCTCAGTTCGAGTACGTGGTACAGAGCTATGACTGCGCAACGAGCACCAAAACGGCGAATGACCCGACCGCGTGCGTGGTCCTCGGGATCTTTAAGCCCGGGCCCGACTCACCCATGTCAGCCATGCTGATCGATTGCTGGTCGGAGCGGATGCAGTATCCTGAGCTGCGGCCTAAAGTTATTGACGAGGCCGCGGCGATCTACGGCGATGAGAACGAGTTTGGCAACGGCAAGAAGGTTGACTTGATTTTGATTGAGGACAAATCGGCGGGCATCAGCCTTATCCAAGACTTGCAGCGCGCGAACTTGCCTGTGCGCAGTTACAACCCGGGCAACGCGGATAAGGCCATGCGGCTTAACATCGTCGCCCCCTTGATTGCGCGCGGTCGCCTTTATCTGCCTGAGTCAAGCCGCGACGAGGGCTACGCCCGTGACTGGTGTGATCAGTTCCTGAACCAAGTCTGTAGCTTCCCGGACTCCAAGCACGACGACTACGTCGACGCCCTGTCCCAAGCGCTTAGGATGCTGCGCGATATGGGCTTCTTGTCAATTGACCCAGATCTCAGCTATGATGACGGCTACGACGAGCGTCCGAAGCGCGTCAATCCCTATGCGGCGTGACCAATATGGCTAACCCTCTGCCCCTTCTAAGCGCTTTTGAACGAGCCAAGATGATGCTTGAGGCGGAGAAGGCGAGCCGCATCGGTATGCATTTTAAAGATGTCACTAAGCGCACGCCTGAGCTGCAAGAGGCGGCCAATAAGCTGATTAACGGCGAGATTACATCCGCTCAATACGACGCGCTGGTCAACCAACACAAACCCGTCACACCCTATAGCTCGGTGCCCACGCCCGCCACGCGCGAGGACGCGATGGGCGCTCTGTCAGCCGATAAACGCGATCTCTATGGTGTGCCATCGCAGACATTGCAAGCCGGCCATCCAGTTGGACTGCGCCTTGATATCCCCGCCTACAGCAACCACGGCGTATGGGTGCCGACCGTGCACGAGCAAGCCGCAGGTTTTGGTGCCGGCAAAAGCATCGGTCACGAGAGCGTGGCAAGCGTGCTTGACCCTCAATTCGGTATGTCTGAAAAAGCGGCTCTTAGCATTGCAGCCGGCAAACCCAAGGGCACGATTGCTACGATTAAGGGCAATTGGAATCCAATCGACCAGCAAGAAGCGCTTGCCCGCGCTAACGAATATCTGGAGCACCCTGACTGGCGTCAAGTCGGCATGGATCCCGAGCGCCATAGCTACTTCTATGACCGCGCAACAATGGAGCCCATTACAGCTGCTGATGAAGCGCTGCAGGTCGGCCCGCTCGTGCTGGCCAAAAACCCCGTGTACGGCAAGAAGGAAGACTTTAAGTTCGCCGACGGCGGCATGATCACCGACACGCAAGACCCGGCCGTCGAGGCCATGAAAGACCGCGTGAGAGATCCACAAGCCAACGAGATGCTTAATCTCGATCTGGCCAGACTGGCAACCATGCCGCACATGGCTGGGGGCGGTTCGGTCGTCAAAGCCACTCAAGCGATGCGCAAGGCCATGGAGGCGTTAGAAGCCGAGAAGGCTGCGCTTGCTGCTACCAAACAAATTAACGCTGCCGATCGAGCAGCCGCCGGCCAAGCCGCAGCAGCGCAGATTGCAGCGCAGGAACAGCTACCCATGTCCGAGGCACTGGGCAACATGAATGCCGAGGGTAAGCGACTAATTGCCACCCAAGCCGATCGCACCCGCGTCGGAGGCGGCAATATTGGCGGACCGGCCTTTTCAGCAATTTCGTTGGCTGATCCAAATTACGCCAACAAAGTATGGGGCGTGGGCAAACAAGGCACCGCAAGCGCGCTTACTAACCAAAACGACGCTAATGCCGTGTGGACGACGTTGCTTGGTTCTGAGCATCAGCTTAAGACCAACCCGCTTGTCTTTGCTAAACTTGAGAAAGCGTTTAAAGACTCGATGAAGCAAGGCAACCTTAGTCCGGAACTTGAGGCTAAGATCAACCAGAATCTTGCTTTGACATTTGGTGAAGGCGCGAACATTCGCGACCCTCAGGTATGGAAAGCAGCTGACACATTTGAAAAGCGTTCAGCACTTGCTGAGTTGATGATGGGTCAAGGTCGTCCGCCTAAAGAAGGTGGCGTTTCGCTCGGCGGTGAGAAAAGCGGCAAGGGCGTTATCTTTAGACCGAGTGACATTCTTAAACAAGAAACCGAACCCGGTTTGTTACATACCGAACATGGCGGCGACGTACCCACCTTTGCGCTTGGCCCGCGTTTGTTTTCGTTAAACGGTGAGAGCTCATACCGCCCAGACCTGCATCCGGGTTTTCCGGTGTTGTTGCATGGCGAAGATTTCGGTTACAACGTGCGGCCTGTGCCCCATGAAATAGCATTGCCCGATTACAACGCAGAATTTGCAAAACGTAACCCTGAGCGAACAAAAGGCCCGGGCTATTATGATCTGACAATGGGCTTTAAAGGTGAAGGTTTGCCAAGCCAGCCGATCACCGAAGATTTCTTGACCAACTTGCAAAAGAGTGGCTTTAAAGATGGTGGCGCCGTACACATGGCCGACGGGGGCGACGCCGCACTTCAAAACCAACAACCGATCTTATTTCAAAAAAAACCAGAAGCGCCGGCCGATAATGGCTACGGCATGCAGGACTACATGCGCTTAGCTCAGATCATGGGCGGCCAAGCCAAAGACCAAGTTCAGTCGGAGCTGGAAAGTTTTAAAGCCGACCCTCTACGCGGCACGACCGACGTGCTTAACCGGGGCATGGTGGCAACCTTGGCGGGTATGCCAGTCGATATCGCCAACATGGGTTTACAAGGCGTTGACTATTTGGCTGGTCGTGCGGCGCGTAATTTAGGCTATGACAAACCCACGCAGCTGTCGTCTGAAACCCCTATCGGTGGCTCAGAGTGGATCAAAAATCAAATGCGTAATTATGGTATTACGTCAGACGTTGATCGCCCAATGATGGAGTTTGGTTCGAGTTTTATTAACCCGTTTGGCGCGGTTGAAGGCGCTGCCGCCGCCGTTCCAAAAGCTGGGAAAGCATTGAGCGAAGCCGATCGTATTGTTCGTGGTCTTCCGCAACCCGGCCTGTCGATCAAAGCGGTCGACACGATGCCTGAGGTCAACGCAGCGGGATTCTTTTCGCCAGCTGAGCGCGCAGCTCAGAACCTGCAGCGCAAGAGCGGCCAAGGTCAAGCGTTCATTAACGACCTGCTTAAAGATGGCAGCGTGCGTCCAGAAGAGCTTAACGACATGGGCTTGACTGATTACTTAAAGGCGCGTCCGAGCACGACAGTCGATGAAGTCAAATCGTTTATCGCGCAAAACAAAATCCCGCTTGAAGAAAAAATTCATCACGAGAACGCACCTTTTGAATGGAAACAAAGTAAAGATGGCACGATGTGGTGGCCGGCAAATATTGACGAGTCAGTAGCTGATCCTTACACAATTCGTAAGTACAAGGACGAATTTGTAATGACTGACGAAAACAATAGGCACAAGTTCACCCCTACACTTGAGAAAGCCAAAGAGATCGCTGAACACAACGCCCGACGTGAGCTGCGCGATTGGGACTTACCCACCGGCACGGCTAAATACGGGCCGTCTGGCGATCCCGAACTCACAATGCCGGGGGGTGAAAATTATCGTGAAGTATTGCTTAAACTTCCTTACGAGAAAAAACAAACACCTGAAATTATTGCGGCCCAACGTGAATATGATGACGCAACACAATTGTTTAAAACAAATAACAATGTTACCAATTTTAATACTCTTAATGAAGCAAGCCGCCGATTAGAGCGCTTGCAACAAAAGGCTGATACAAATTATTACGGCAGCCATTGGGAGGAACCCAACGTACTTGCCCACTTGCGCTTGCAAGACTTCAAAGACGCCGAGGGCAAAAAGACTTTGTTAGTAGATGAGTTGCAATCTGATTGGCATCAAGCAGGGCGGGATCAGGGGTACAAATTACCCCCCGAATCCACTGCACCAATGGACTCTGAGTATCGTGCGTTGATTCATAAAAATGCAGATGCATTAGCGCAGGGATTAACCCCCAATCCAAACGATGTTGCAAGAGCAAAAATGCTTGAGGAACAACTCATTCGATCTGACTCATCAAAAATACCCGACGCCCCTTTTAAAGACACTTGGTATCAGCTCGGGCTTAAGCGCGCAATCAAGGAGGCCATCGACAACGGTTACGACCGTATCGCGATTACACCGGGCCAAAAACACATTGAGCGCTATAACTTATCTAACCATATCGATCGGATTGACTACAATAAAAACCCTGACGGCACGTACAACATGTCGGCAATTAAGAACGGGCAAGAAGTATTTTCAAAAGAAGCAATTGACGATAAAGAGCTTTCAAATATTATTGGTAAAGATGTCGCTAAAAAAATTGTTGGCGACGAAGGTACGTCTCCCGTGTCTAAAGCAGATCGGTGGGAAGCCGAAGACGGCGATGTGCCTGAGTTTAAATCCTTATCTGGCCTTGACCTTCAAGTTGGCGGCAAAGGTATGAAAAAATACTACGACGAAATCTACCCCAATTATTTGAAGAAGTTTGGCAAAAAGCACGACGCTAATGTGGGTACAACGCACATTAAAACCGATAACGGATTAGAACCCGTGCACTACATGGATATCACCCCACAAATGCGTGAAGCATACAAAACTGGTATGCCAATGAAGAAAGGCGGCAAGGTGTCGTTTGCTAACTCACTAGACGCTATGCGCCACGAACTAACTAGGAATAAATAATGGCTACTGAATTCCCGATACCGCAGGACTATAACCGGTTTATCGACCCGCAGCAGGACGAGGAAGAGGACTTCGTTGACGTGCCGGAGGTAGATCTGTTCGATGAAGACGTCCAAGAGATGGATGACGGCTCGGCCATCGTGCGTTTTGATAAAGACCTGATGGGGCCAGAGGAGTCGCCAGATTTCTATGAGAACTTGGCCGATAGGATTGACAGCTGGGAGTTGAGCAGCGTAGCGCTTAAGTATCTCGAGCTGATAGAAAAGGATAAACAAGCCCGTGAAGAACGAGACAAACAATACGAAGAAGGATTGCGTCGGACTGGACTCGGACACGACGCTCCCGGTGGTGCGACCTTCATGGGGGCATCCAAAGTTGTACACCCCGTCATGGCAGAAGGATGCGTTGATTTCGCTGCTCGAGCGATCAAGGAGCTATTTCCACCAGACGGGCCAGTCCGATCCAAAATCATCGGGGAAGTAGACGAGCGTAAGACCACGATTGCCGAGCGCAAGCGTGACTACATGAACTACCAGTTGACCGAGCAGATCGAAGAGTACCGTGACGAGGAAGAGCAGATGCTCACCCAGCTACCACTAGGTGGCTCACAGTACATGAAGATCTGGTACGACGAGCAGAAGGAGCGTCCATGCGCTGAGTTTTTGCCGATTGATAACGTGTACCTGCCGTTTGCTGCAGCTAACTTCTACACGGCTTCCCGTGTGACTGAGGTCAACGACATCACCGAGGAAGAGTTTGAGATCCGTGTTGACTCAGGCTTGTACCGTGATATCTCAATATTCCGCACCAGCCAAGAGCCGGAAGAGTCCAAGCCGGAAAAAGCTAACAACAAGATCGAAGGTCGTAAGTCTGAAGAGATGAACATCGACGGCATCCGCCGGGTGTTCCACATCTACACATGGATGGAGCTTGAGGACGACAAAAAGTCTGGTGGCAAGCGTGCGCCGTACATCCTGATGATCGACGAGACCTCATCTGAAGTCGTTGGCCTGTACCGTAACTGGGAAGACGGCGACAAGAAGATGGGCAAGCTTGACTGGATCGTCGAGTTCAAATTCATTCCTTGGCGAGGTGCGTATGCAATTGGTCTGCCTCATCTTATTGGTGGGCTTAGTGCTGCCCTTACTGGTGCATTGCGTGCTCTGTTGGATTCTGCCCATATCAACAACTCGCCAACGATGCTCAAGCTCAAAGGCGGCAAGATCTCGGGTCAGAGTCAAGTCGTTGAACCAACTCAGGTTACGGAGATTGAAGGCGCTCCGGGCGTAGACGATATCCGAAAGATCGCCATGCCGATGCCATTTAACCAGCCATCTGCCGTGTTATTCCAGCTTCTGGGCTGGCTAACTGACGCAGCCAAAGGGGTCGTCACGACGAGCGAAGAGAAAATTGCGGACGTCACCTCCAACTCTCCCGTGGGCACCACCCAAGCCCTGATTGAGCAGGGCGCGGCGGTGTTCTCGAGCATCCACGCGCGGTTGCACGCAAGCCAAGCGCGGGTGCTGAAGATTATCGGGCGGTTGAACCGGTGGTACCTAGACGACTACCCCAACGAGACCTCGGAGGAGCTCGGGGTGAGCTCGGAGGACTTCAGCAAGAACTCCGACATCGTGCCCGTGTCCGACCCCCATATCTTCGCGGAGACCCAGCGGTATGCGCAAATTCAGACTCTCGCCGCCCGAGCGCAGGCGAACCCAACGCTTTATAACCTCTTGGCTGTTGAGAAGCGCATTCTTAAGCAGATCAAGATTCCTGATATCAGCGAAGTGTTACCTGATCCGGCGGACGTTAAGCAGATGAACCCCGCGCTGGAGAACGTGGCGATGACGCTCGGCAAACCCGTCGGCGCGTTCCCCGGCCAAGACCACCTCGCCCACATCCAAGTCCTGCTTGACTACGCAAAAGATCCGATGTACGGTGGCAACCCGGTCATTGCACCGGTCTTCCTGCCCGCCGCCCTTGAACACCTGAAGCAACACCTCACGCTATGGTACCTAGATCAGATGGACAACTACGCGAGCCAGTCCCTTGGGCGCAGGTTCAATGTCCTCAAGGAAGAACCGATCATCAAGGAGGCGCAACAGCTCTTAGCGGTGTCCTCTCAGCACGTCTTCATGGACGTGGCACAGCAGTTCTCGGGTGTTGCGCCTGTTATGCAGCAAATGATCGGTATGATCCAGCAGCTACGCCAACAGCAACAACCCCAAGACCCTAGCGTCGCCGCACTCGTGCAGACACAAATGGCTGAGACTCAGCGCAAAGCCCAGTACGACCAGCAACGCGCGCAGCTCGACACCGCTAAGCTCGCTCAGGACGCTAAGTTCAAGGAGATGGACATCGTGGCGTCTGAGCAGGAAAAAGCCGCCGATATTACCCACGACGTTAACACCCTGACTCTTGAGCAACAGTTTAAGATGCAACAGGCTCAGCAGGAACAAGCCGCCGCAATGGCTCAACAACAGCAAGTCCCACCCCAACCACCACAGCAAGGAGCACCAAATGAGTGAAGCAATCAACATGCATAAACGGATCGCCATGGGCGGCGAGGGCGAAGCCAACCACCTGAAGAAAGGCGGTAAGGTTAAGAAGGCTAAGAAATAATGCCTAAGTTATCTCTACCTGAAATTCGTGCGCTGTTGGATGAGGCCAAGGCGGCCTATAAGGCCAAGTTTACGACAGGATTTTATCATGGTAGTCCGGCAAATAACATAGAGGCATTTGATCCCACAAAGTCTGCTAAGGATCCAATGTACATTACTCCTAAAGCGACTTTTGTAACTAGGGACCCAGAGTTTGCGGAATCATTTTTGTCAATGAACAACAGTGGCAAAGTTAAATCTGGCTCTACTATGTATCCAGTAAATGTCAATCTAGGACAACATTGGCACCCCGATACACAGGAAGGTCAACAGGTTATTTCAG